ATTACTAAATGTGAATTTCTTAAAATAAAAGAGGCTACTGTTTTTAGTGCTAACACTCAGACCTCACATGGAGGAACTCAAACTTTAGGCGGTCAAAGGACTCCAACTTTTGGACAAGGGACAGGAACTTTAACTAATGGAAATAGTATAGGAAATCAGGGAGTAAGTGCAATAGGGACAAACAACTATATAAGTGGAACTGTTCAAGGTGCTAACATAACTGGCTCAAATAATAACGTTTATTCAGGTGTTAGAAATGTAATAATACAAGGTAGCGGAAACACAGTAGAGTCAGGAGTTGAAAACGTTCAATTAATAAACTCTAATAATCAAACGGTAAGAGAGTCTAACTTAATGTATATTAATGATGAGATACAGGGTTCTGGAAGTTTTGAAACTAAAGACGCTGATTTTGTGGCAAGTGAAAACATTAGAACATATTTAGTAGATACACAAAATGGAACAGTAGTAGGTAGGTTTGGCACTAGTTATGAGACTGTAAACGGATTACCTCATGTTGGTAAGACATGGACTTTTAAGAAATTACATTCAGCAAATCAAGTCACTATTGATGCTACAGCTATTCCAGCTTTAATAGATGGTAGTAGTACTCACACTTTAACTAGTAATAATGATAGTGTTACAATGATGTGGGATGGTCAACAATTTAATATAATATAAAATGGCAGAAAAAGTAGCTTTAGAAATTGACATAGATGCAAAGGGTGCTAGTAGTTCTTTAGGCGAACTAGAGGAAAGAGCTGAGAAGTTAAACGAGGAAATGAAAAAAGTTCCTATTGGTTCTAAAGCATTTAAGGAATTAAAGACAGAATTAATTGGAGTTAACAAAGAAATTAAAAACACAGAACTATCTTTAGAGGCTTTAGATAATGAACAGGTTGCCTCTGAACTTGGTTCGGTAGCTGGTGCTGTTGGTGATGTTTCCGCTGCTTTTATTTTGTTAGGTGGTGGCGGCGGTGCTATTGAGGAAACTGTAAGGAACATCGAAAAGGCTATAGGTGTTTCAATGGCTTTAAAAGGTGCTATTGAGGGGACTCAATCGGGAATGAAATTATTTAATAATGTTATTAAAAATACAATAGCATTTCAAAAGTTAAATAATACTACTACAGTTGTGGCGTCTACTGTAATGAAGCTATTTAGTAAGTCTGTAGACACTACGTCTAAATCATTTAAGTTTTTAAAAGGTGCAATCATTGCTACTGGGATTGGTGCTTTAGTTGTGTTGGTTGGTGAACTAATAGCCAACTTTGATAAGATTAAAGACGCTTTTAATGGTGTTGATGAATCTAGTAAAAATTTACAAGAAACCACAAAAGCAACTACAGAACTAAATAAACAGAATTTAGAAACTATAAACAGTCAAGAAAACATTTTAAAATTACAGGGAAAGTCAGAGCGTGAGATTTTACAAATGAAAATTGAGGGACAGAAAAAGGTTGTAGGTTCTATCAAAAATGAATTACTAGCTCAGAAAATAGTTAATAAAGAAAAAGTAGAGGGAAGCAAAAGAAACCAAAAAATATTACAGTTTACTATAAAACTACTTGCAGCTGGTCCAATGTTACTGCTAAAAACTATTGACTTTCTTGGTGAGGGAATAGAAAAAGTAGTCAACTCAATTACTCAAACAGCTGTAGGCCGAAAAGTATTTGGCTTAGAACCTATAGACATTGATTTTGGTTTAAGTGCTAAAGCTAATTCATTAATAGAAAAAGCTAGCACTTTAGTTTTTGACCCAGAGGAAACAGCATCTAAAGGAGCTGAGGATTTAAAAGTGTTAGAAAATCAATTACTAAAACAAGAAAACGCTTTAGCTGGTTTTCAGTTGAGACAACTGGACATGGACAAAAAGACCACAAAGAAAAAAGAAGAAAACAATACTAAAACCTTAACACATCAAAACAAACTAAACAAATCATTATTAGAAGAGTTAGACACTAAGGAAAAGCTTAACGAATTTGACATAGAGGAAGAGGAAGAAGAGCCTGTATTTGAAACTGAATTTCTGGAACAAACAGCCGAAGCTAGTAGACTTCAAACAGAGGTTAGAATAAAAGCTATTCAAGACGAAATTGAACAAGAGAAACAGCTAAGACTACAACAGTTAGAATGGGACAAAGAGAACATAATAGAACAATCTATTTTAGATGGTACTTACTCAGCAGAACAAAAGCTAGCAATAGAAACAGATTTCCAAAGAAAGAGAGAGGATGTTATAGAGGATTCAAATAAAAAAATTGCAGAAAAACAACAGGCCTTAGAGGATGCTAAATTAGATATGGCTATGAAGGGTATTGGTGCCTTAATGAACTTAACCTCAGCATTTGCTAAAGACAATGAAAAGAGTCAAAGAAGAGCGTTTGAAATAAATAAAAAATTACAAATAGCACAAGCTATAATGCAAACTTTCCAAGGTGCAAACGCTATTTTTGCTAGTGCTGCTGCAAACCCTGGTACAATACTTTTTCCAGCTCAACCATTTATAGCTGCTGGAATTGCTATAGTTAATGGATTGGCTAACGTTGCTAGTATATCTAAACAACAATTTCAATCTAGTAGCCCTGGAGGGGGTAATCCTCAAACCCCATCTTTTAAAGGTGGTGGTGCTGCTCCAACGTTACAACCAGCTAACACTAGTACACTAGTACCAGAACAACAAACACAAGTATTTGTAACTGAAACAGATATAACACAAACTCAAAACCAAGTTTCTGTAATTGAGGCTGGTGCAACTTTTTAAATTAAAAACAATGGAAGATAAAACAGAATTACTAGAATTAATAATAGATGAAGAGGATGAAAGCGGAGTGGATTACATTTCACTAGTTGACAGCCCAGCCATAATGAGCAACTGGCAAGCGTTCCAAAAACATGAGTTTGAGGAAACTTTTAACGACTATCCAGACTCAGCATCTAACAACGCTGCTAAAGCATTGAAATGGATTGACGAACATAAGTCAGAAATAAACTGCAATTTTACTAGGGTAGGACTTTCAAGAGCTAGCCAACTCAAGAACAAAGAAAATTTATCTTGGGATACAATTGGTAGAATGGCAAGTTTTAACAGACATAAAAAAAATGCTGAAGTTGATGCTGATTTAAAAGCAACACCTTGGAAAGATTGTGGCTATTTAGCTTGGTTATTGTGGGGAGGTACTTCTGGAGTTAATTGGGCAATCAATAAAATGAAAACCAAAGACAAATATAAAACAGCTTTTAAGATTCAAGACGAAGATAAAAGAATAGTTAGTGGATATTTTATGAAAGCAGATTTACCTATTATTAGACTAAATGACATGAACGAGAAATATTATGTAGTCTTTAGAAAACCTACTATAGAAAAAATAGTAAATAAATTCTTTAAGAATAACTATAATTCTAACATTAATTTAATGCATGACATTGACTATAAGGACAATGGGGTCTATGTAATTGAGTCTTTAATAATAGATAGTAAAAGAGGGATAAAAGCTCCTGACGGTTTTGAGAATGCTCCAGATGGTTCGTGGTGGGGAAGTATGAGAGTAGAGAATGACGAAGTCTGGCAAATGGTTAAAGATGGAACATTTAAAGGGTTCTCTGTAGAGGGAATATTTGGAGAAGCTAAAGTAACTAAATACCCTACTAGCTTAATAGGAAAAATAATTTCTGTAGTTAGAAAATACAAAGAAAAAAACTTGTAATTGTTAAACTATAAATATTTTGTTATATATATAATAGTATAAATAATAATTATTATGAGTGAATTAAAAGAGTTATTCAATGAGATTAAAAGCATTTTTAAAACTGAGGGTGTTGACATTGAAAACGATTCTAAGGAATTTGCTAAAACTACTGAAAACAACGTGGAAGAATCTACTGAAACTGTAAAGGAAAAATTTGAGGATGTTGTACTGGCTGACGGTACAGTAGCTCAAGTTGAGCCTGAGGTGGTTGTAGGTGCTGCTGTTGTTGTTGATGTTGATGGTGAACTCTTACCAGCTCCAGACGGTAGACATGAATTATCTGACGGTAGAGTAATATCTACTGAGGGTGGTGTGATTGTCGAAGTTGAGGAAGTTGAGGAAGAGGAAGCTGAACCAGAGGTAGAGGCAGAAACTATAGAAGAGGAAGAAATGTCTAGTCCTTTAAGTGAAGCTCAAGAAAGAGAAGCTAAAAAGATTATAGAGTCGATTGTAACTGAGAGAGTTTTCGGAATGGAAGCAACTTTGTCAGAGGAAAACAACGAACTAAAAACAGAAATAAATAATCTTAAAGAGTCTTTTTCTATGTTGTTAAACTTAACAGAGAAGATGTTAGATGAGCCAACAAAAGATGAGGTAGTCAAAAGACCATCTAGCTTTAAGGCTTTAAAAAAAGAAAGTAAAAAAGATATAATAAGTATCTTAAAAAGTAAAAAAATAATAAAATAAAAATAAAATTATGAGTTTTGATGTTTCGGCTTTAGCCGCATATACCGAACAAAATGCAATGGACTTAATCATTAAGTCTGTAGCTGGTGGTAGACTTTCAGAGTACGCTAACATACAAGATGGCGTGAAAGGACCTACAACAATTAATATATTATCTAGTGACGTTGTTTTTCAAGCTGACGGATGTTCTAGGAGTGCAAGTGGTTCTACTACTTTATCTCAAAGAACTATTACTCCTGGTGCTATTGCAATTCACGAGGATTTATGTATGACTGACTTAGCTGCTAAATATACAGCAGTAATGTTAAAAGCTGGTCTTACTGGTGAAAAAGAAGAGATTCCATTTGAGGAACTATATTTTTCTGAGAAAGTTTCTAAGTTACAAAAAGCTATTGAAGTATCTGACTGGCAGGGTGACACTACTAGTGGAACTGCTAACCTATCTAAGTATGATGGACTTAATAAAATCATAGCTGCTGCTACTGCTATTAATGGTAACCCTACAGCTATTGCTCAGGCTACTGGTATCACTAACGCTAATGTTATTGGTATTCTAACTGGGATGGCTGCATTAATGAGTGAGGACATAATGGACGCTGACGATTTGAAATTGTTCGTAGGAATGGACACTTTCTTAAAGTACCAAAAGGCTATTGCTGATGGAAACTATTTCCATTATGTTGTAGATGGTGGGTTCACTTCTGAGCTTCCATTAATTGGATTTCCAAATGTTACTGTATGTGCAACTCCTGGTCTTTCAGGTTTAGCAACTGGTAACTGTTACCTAATGAGAGCGTCTAACGTTTATGTAGGTGTTGACTTACCAGGTGAAGAGTCTAACGATGTTAGAAGCTGGTATGATGACAATGACAGAATTTATAAGGTTACTATGGCTTTTAGAAGAGGTGTGAATGTTGCATTTCCTGACCAAGTTGTAGAATTTTTATTAGCCTAAATTTAATGGGGGTTTAATTACCCCCTTTTTAATAACTGTTAGCTGAAACGCTAACTAACTGAAAATAAATTAATTATGTCATGTGTATTAAGTAACGGACAGGCGAGAGATTGCTCAGATAGCTTAGGCGGAATAGTGGAAGTGTTAATCTCTGAAAGAGATAATGTAACTGCTACAACTGTATCTAATGGAGACATCTCAGCAATTACGCAATCAGGAGCAACTAATTTTTATAGATATGAGTTAAAGAAAGAGTCAGGGAGTTTGACATCTACAGCAACTGTAGACCAAGCTGGCGGGACTTCTTTTTATGACAATGTTGTAGCTTTCACTATAAATAAAATGAGTGCTGCTAAATCTAACGAGATTAAAATGTTAATGTTAGCTAGATTGTTTGTAATAGTAAAAGATAACAACGGTGTTTATTGGGCTTTGGGAAATGATAATTTCTGTGAAGGTTCGTCTTTAGTTGGACAAACTGGACAGGCTTATGGAGACCCTAACCAGTACCAAATAGAATTAACTGACAAGAGTCAGTTCCCATGTTATGGGGTACAGTCATCTGTAGTGGCTGGTTTGACAATTAGTGCTTAATTGTTCTTTGTTGTATGAAAGGGGGGTGGGTAAAACTATCCCCTTTTTTTAGTAAATTTGAATTATGTTAAAAAAAGAATATATAGGAAAAATAGTTCACTTAAAACATTTTAAAGTTTTAGTAAGTGAAGAGAATATCCCAACACTTAAGAAATTAAATGTTGATTGGGTTTTTGAAACAAAGAAAAAAAAGAAAAATGATAGTGATAAATAAGAACACTACAACTAATTTTGTAGCAACCTTATTTGAATTAAGTCAACTAACTAACCCAGATTATTTATTTGAGTTTGAGAGTGACCAGACTAAGACTAAATATTATACTATCATAGCAGACATAAGCACTAATAAAAGTAGATATAATGAGTTTAACTTTATAGAGGGTACTAATAACCCAACTAGTGGAAGTTTAGACTTAGGGTCACCAGGCTTTTACAACTATAAAGTATTTGAACAAAACAGCACATCAAACCTAAACCCAACAGGATTAAACGAAGTAGAACAGGGAAAAATGAAATTAATAGATTCGACTTATCAACCGTCATTTACTCAACATTCAGTTTCACCAACTACTAATGTAGTATATAACCCAGGACAATGAGCGTAAAACTAATTCCATTAAACTTCGGAGGGTATGAATTACCTGAGTTCAAAGAATCTAAAAAAGGTGACTGGTTTGAGTATGGAACAGACAGACCTTACAAAAACACTTATCCAGATTATTTAACTAAACTCTATAATGAATCTAGTAAACATAATCAAATAATTAACTCTAAAGTTAAATTTATAGTTGGTCAGGGTTTTGTAGTAGATGAGAAATTAACATTCACAGAAAAAGCCTATGTAGATGGGTTTATAAGGATGCCTAACGAGTCTGAAAACTTAGACGATTTAATAGGTAAACTAGCTAAAGATAAAAAGGTTTATGGTGGCTTTTGTCTACAGGTTAGAATGTCTAAAAATAATAAGATTGCTGCTGTTAACCATATAGATTTCGCAGATGTTAGAACAGGGGTTGACAATGATTTGTTTTATTATACTGACGATTGGTCCGCTAGAAACCCAAAAAACAATGAGGACTTTAAAGTGTTACAAGCGTTTCCTTACAGTGAAGACGCTAGACCTGACGTTGACTATGTAATATATTACAAAGAATATAGACCAGACTTAGGGGCTTATCCTTTACCTGACTATGTTTCGGCTATACCTTATTTAGAGTCTGACGCTCAAATAGCTAACTTTACTTTAAGCAATATTTCTAATAATCTTTCTGCAGGCTACTTAATTTCGTTTAAAAATGGTCAGCCAAATGAGGAGGATATGGCCCAAATTGAAAGAAGATTTAAGGACTATGCTACAGGGGCTGACAATGCTGGAAAGCCTTTACTATCATTTACAGACCAAGCTTCGGACCATCCTGAAATTATGCCAATTCCAGTTAATGGACAGGATGAAAGGTTTATAAATCTAAACAACCAAATAAGAGAAGAAATATTCACAGCACATGGAATAACTAGTCCACAACTTTTTGGCATCAAAGACAATAACTCATCAATGGGCAATAATGCCGATGAGATTGTGGTAGCTTCTCAACTATACCAAAACTTACAAATAGACCCAGAACAAAAAATATTTAATGAGTTAATTAATTCTATTCTTAACTATAATGGTATTAATGGACAACCTGTAAGAATACAAAAAATAGAACCTGTACAAAGGTACTTTAGTGAGACTGCTATTTTAGGTGTTATGACTCAGGATGAAATTAGAGAAAAAATTGGTTTACCAGCTTTACAACCTGACCAAAAAGTAGAATTAAACAGTCAGGAAGATGACATTATATTTAATCAATTAGAGACTACAGGTTTTGACTCTAGTAAATTAGAAGTAATAAACACTTTTCAAAACCCTATTACTTGTATAGCAGACGCTAAAGAATATGAAGAAAAAATTAAAAAAGAGTCTTTCGCAATTATAAGCGTTTTAACACAATTAGAAAAGAGTGTCCTGTCATTACTATTAAAAAACCCTTTAATGCCCGTAACAGAGCTTGCAAATGCTTTAAAAGTGGAACAGTCTTTAATTAATCAGTCTATATCTAACCTTTTTGATGCTGGTGCTTTAGATAAGGATTTTAAACCAACTCCAGACGCTGAGGCTAGTATTCAAGTTCCAGAGGATGAAATATTTATAGTTTACAAATATGTAGAAAGACCAGACGCTCCACCTTTAAAAACTAATAGTAGACCTTTTTGTAATAGAATGATGTTATTAGCAACTACTAGAAAATATACTCTACAACAATTAGAATTATTAACTAATGATTTTGGACAGTCTGGAATTGACATATTTACTAAACGTGGTGGATGGTATCATAATTATAGAACTAATAAAACAACTCCTTATTGTAGACATATTTGGGAACAACAAGTAGTAAGATTAAAAAAATAAGTTATGGCAGTTTTATTTATATCAGAGCAATACGTAAAGAACACTACTCTAATTGATGAGAATGTAGATGTTAGACTTATATTACCAAGTATTAAAGACTGTCAGGAGTTAAGAATCCATCCAATTTTAGGGACTCCATTCTATGAAGATTTAAAAACTAAGATAACTGCTGGAACTTTAAACAGTGACGAAGTTAATCTATTAGACACTTATATAGCCCCAGCTATGGCTCAATGGACTATGTATGAATGCAGTACATCAATGTTATTTAAGTATAGAAACAAATCTGTATCAACTAAAACAAGTGACAATAGTAGTCCTATTAGTTACCAAGACTTACAGTATTTGAGAGACGAATGGAAGAA